GTCCATAGTGCCTGATTCGTTATAAGGCTCAGTTAACATAGGGCAAGTCTCACGTAATACCTTGACACAATCTCGGCATAAATGCACATACTGCCCTTTGGGAAATTGCTTAAAGGTATTCTGGTAAACACTTACATTGACTTCACTAGGGTTATCAGTTTTGCCACACCATTTACATTTCATCATCTTTTCTCCTCTCCTTTAGCCTTGGTGGGGGGCTAGGATTCCTTTGATATTTTATTTATAACCTTATCGGCAAAGGCTTCGGCCCGGCGTTCCTTCCCCCAAGGGACTTTGTGAACCTGAATATAGCCTTGAGGGTATATATGCACACTGTTATACCAATCCTTAAAATGTGAGAGTTCGTGAGCAAAGGTATGTGCTAAATCATTTATAGTAGTGTGCTTAAAGACAAAGAGCTTGATATATCCACTAACTACAATCGGTTTACCCTTGCGATGTATTTCTATGGCTTCTGGCCAAATCCGCCCTCTTACTCTGCTGTATTTCCCGTTATTCACTTGGACATAGAGCCCAGTTCGGAGATAGCTTTTAGCATCAGTTCCTAATGGCGCATGGCTAATAGCTTGGGAGAATAATCTTTTCAAATCTTTATCTGGTATCTTAGTATGATTTTCTATTTTCATCTTTTCTCCCCTCCTTTAGCCCGTTAGGGTTTCAAACCTCGCCTCGCAGACAGAGCAATTGAATATGATGCAAAGGGCTGTTGCATAGTTTTCGCTCCCTATTGGCTCGTGAAGTGAGTCCTCAAGTTCCTTCCACGAGGCCCCGCACACAGGACACTGGTCTTGGCATTTCAGGGACTCCTTTAATAACGGGTGCATGATCATTTCTTCACCTCACCTTAAAGAGTGATCGGCCCTCCCGGTCGGGTTGGGCTATTCTAGGGTTAATCAGTTCCCCGTTTTCATCGTGTTCTTTGAGACACAACAAACACCGGCGTTCACCATCTATATCCACCACGGTCCCGGCACAGTGAGGGTTCTTACAGCGCAAGAGATAATTGGCCCGTCTTACTTTCTCGCTGTGGTCGAAGGGTCTGTCTATTCTTATGGTTGGCATTGACTAACTCCTGGATAGATTTGCTTGAGATATCAATTTTATATTCGGCCTTTAACCTGCCGGCTATGATTCGGGGGGATATTCCAGCATGAGCCATTTCCAGTATCCGTTTTCTTGGTAAGCGTTTTTTCTTCGGATGCCCCTGAGACGCCCTAGAATGGCTTTTTATGGGGATTGTGGTACTGTCTACCCCTCCTGATACGGGGCATTGCTTTTTTGGTATCCAGCCAGGGCGTCTATTGGTAGGAAGTAAGGATGCCTCGGCCCTTAGAAAGACATAGCAGGACTTGCAGTAGCGCGGGTCCGGAGAACGTTCTTTAAGCGGTCGGGCAACTACGCAGGCTTGGCACCAGAAGTGAGTACCAGCTCTGATGAGTTCGTTGTCCCGCTTGATGTTGAAGATGGTCATTCCGTTACCTCTATGAGTTCGATTTTCCTCTTGGCCCCTTGTAATATCTGCCTTACACGCTCACGGGAGAGCTGAAACACTCTACCTAAAGCCGCATTGGTCATACGGGGATGTTTTTGCTTGTGTTCTATGAGCCTCTGGTTGCGGTCTTTTACTTTCTGAAGATAATCTTTGTATGCCATAATACTATGATATTACCATACCCTTGACGGCTCTGTCAAGGGGTTTTTAGACCAGTTTCACCATTTGGTGAAAAGTCGTGGGAAATAAAAAAATTCCCCCTCTCCCATATAGAGAGAAGGGGTAAAACCATTAACCATGTGCTTAAAGCCCGTAGATTTGGCTCTCACAGCCTACACTATTGCTTGCGGCGTCTCGCTCTGTTAGTTAACGCTCCGATATCTTCTTCGGCCATCTTTATCCTAGTGGACAATCCTGTGCTTATTATCCCACAGTTTAACTCGAATGACCGTATTCGCTTATTTAAGGCTGACAATCCCATGTCGGGGTCTTCCAGGGTTTTTAATAAATTGATTTGGTTGTCCGATAACTTCTGGTCCCGTTCAGCTTGCCCAACGGCAATGTCTTTATCCCGTCTCACCTGGCTCTTGCCATTCTTAATCCAGGTCATTATTAGACCTATCACAGCCACTCCACTCATAACTAATGCTGCCATTTCAAATCCAGACATAATATCACCTCATAGATTGAAGTTCGATTATTGAGCAGAGAAGACGGAGAACTAAAGCCACGAATACACAGGCCAACCCAGTCAAAATCAGCAGCACAATGAGCCCGATTATTACCTGGGCAAGCCAAATCATCCCTCAGCCTTCTTTCTGAAGTAGAATATAACGACCATTTCAGTCCAGGCAGCCAGATGCCCGATTATCGCCCCGAATGTGACCTCTCCCCCGATACCTTTCCAGATGATAATACCGAATAAGGTGAGGGTGAAGAAAACAAGAATGCCACCCAATATAACCCGTTCATTCAGCCATAATTGCCACATTATATCTCCTCCATAAGGCCATCTAATTCAGCCTGTTTGAAAGCCGAAGGTGTGGGGCAGATTCCCCCGGTAAGGGAAATCCCAACAGATAGATAAGCTATGTCTACCGCCTCGGTGCAGACTAGGGCATTGTCATGGCTCCAGGTTAAATCATCCGCGCATATCGGGTGAAAACCCTCTCCCATTATCCAGTTGCGGAATATAGTCCACGTTCCTTGAATGACTATCTTGATTATTAAAAGATAGTCATACTTACTCCTGCCGTATTTGGTGAGTTCGATGGGGGCCTGATGCCTTAAATATGCGGGGCAGTTTACACGATAGACTTTGATATCCTGTTCACCATAGAATGAGAGCCGTCCCGGGGTTATCCCCTTCCCCGTAGATTCCAGTATCTCATAATCCTCCGTGCCATCCATATCTTTAACCTTGCGTGAGATAAGCCCGAAGTGAAATCTATCCGTTGGCGGGTACATCAGGGCAGAACTTAACCGCCCCAATAGACCGCTTGCCTTTGTAGCGAATATATCCCCCGCTTCGAGTTTCATTTAATCCCCCTTAATAATTTTCATTCCGCCACCTAAAGTCCCTACCCAGCTGGTCTATTACATCTTGAGCTTTGTTGGCTATCTCGACCTTAATATTCATGGGATTAGATAGGTCTCGGAGAATCTTGACTATCCTGGCTGACACATTTATCCCCAAATCTTCGTCAATTACCCTTACAATACTACCAAGTTGAAGTGCCTCAAAGTCCATTCCGGCAGCAACAAGGTTAGCCATATCAATTTCATAACTGATATATGGGTCCTTCATCTCCAGAAGTTTAAGACTAGCCCACTGATACAATGTCCCGGCATCAGTGATTGCCTTGTTAATTAGAGTCTTTGTGAAAATACCCCCATACTCTGCCTGAGATACGGTATCCTCAATATAATCCTCTGCCTCAGATTCGTATGCTATATAGAGCACAGGGGGCAAGGAACCCTCCCTGATACGGAAATAGTTGTCGTCCGTACTGCCCCCATCATGGTCATCCCAGAAAATGACCATTGCTTTGCCCGATGCCCAACCAGGGCGGTCTACAATCTCCTGAATTATACTTGTAATATCAGGGGAAATCCGCTCTCCTCCGCCAGTCCATGATTCTATGGCATTCCAGTTTACAACAGCAGTTGTTCTTGGTCGGCCGTCATAATCAGCGAGGGTACTGAAGGTAGCGGCATCATCGGCATCCTCCCCGTGAATTTTACTGTTTACCACAACCCCCGAAAAAGCAGAATCAGGAAATTTAAGATAGGCCTCTTTGATAGTGGCTCCCTGCCCGATGGTAATATTCAGGAACCTCCCGCCAGCACCCCATTTCCAATTAGCTCCAGTAGGATACTTAGTCCCCACTATCCAAGATGAAGGAGCTAGAATGAAATCAAAAGGTTCCGCGGCCTGCAAATATTTAGCTGCTATATCCGTCCCGGGGACAAGTGCTGACTGGCAAATCCGATTGGAGAGCGTAATCCTCTCTTCACCCTCCCCAGCCCCATAAACATAAATCCGATTAGCAAAATTAGAATAATCAATCGTGCGCCTTATATTTTTCAGGTTCTTGCGATAGCGTATCTGCTGTCCTTTGTCTTCCCCAATATCCTCCAACCAGTGAAGAGCACGGTCATTATCGACATATATATAGCCCCCAAGCATTTCCTGTAGCCGCATCAGGACGCCCAGAATTGTGTCTTGTGGTACAGTGATACTAAGGACTGTTGTATAGTCTATTGTCCCTGCTGTAACTGCGGGCGTATTATGTTGGAGGGCTAACAATTCATCTATAATAGTATCCGCCGCTTTTTCATCTGCGGAATAGTCCAAGACGGTTTCATCGCCTAATTGAGCCAGAAAATCTAAGGCATCAATACGGGTTGCCCCCTGGAGGGTGTAGGTAGCTAATATATATCCCCTATTGACAGCCGAAATTTCCTGGGCTGCCCCTGTAGCGTCAAGAACACATCTATAATATCTACCCCATCCCCGCTCCGGGGCATCATAATCATCATGGGTTGCTGATGTGGCACCAATTATCGAGGTATAAAGCTCATCGTTGTCACGGAAGCTCCGTTGCCATTGATAAGTTAAAGCCCCCACCCCGACATAGCCGGTATCGGTGGCACTATCCCCGCTTTCTATCTCATCGGAGTTTCTGGCCCGGACTTTATAGGTGTGAGTGGTCCCATTATTAGCCGAAGTTCCCGAGAGAGATAGCGCCACGTGGGTTTTATAGAGTCCATCAGAGGCAACCGCAGCACCTGGGGTTATCGTAGGTGCATCGGCTCCCTCATCATCATGGGTAGCCACATCACCCAACCAACCAAGCCCGGCTCCATCTCTATAAACCTGATAGCCGGTAGCCCCGTCCGATTTAGTCCAAGTAATTACAACCTTGTCGGTGTGGTCACCATCTGTTGCTTCGATATCGGTAGGCGGGTCAGGAATTGGGAGTATAGCTTTTACTGCTACAGCATTGGCAACCCAATTGGAAGACTGGGATAATGTAAAAGTTCCTGGGTCTTCACTGGCTGCTTCAAGTTCTCTTCTAGCTGTGCCAACCCCAGGACGTTGGTCTGTAGCGGTATGTATATCCTCTCTGCCATCTGTATAATTAGTAGGATAAACCGTAATTGTATGGCTACCTGCCACATGATGCCCGCAGGCAGCAAACCAAAGAGCTTCTTGGTCTCCCCAAGTAGGTGCTAAATTCGGCGGGTTTGGATTTGCAGAGGCTCCTGTAGCTGAAGTGCCAGCTTCAGGCGTTCCAAAATAATTATTTATACGATATGAAGTGTGAGCTGAATAGGCATTCCCGTCAGGAGTAGAAACGGAAATTGTAGCCCCTTCTTCTCCATCTGCCACTCGATACCAACACCCGAATTTAAAATTCGTGGTTGATGTAGCGAATAATTCTATCCACCCCTCGGGGAAGGTTATAGTCGGGTAATTACCCGTAGCAGTAAAAAATACCAGTAATAAGTCGTCTGCCTCAATGCTGGCAGGGAGGTTTACGGTGTGGGAAGTTCCAGGGGTATCCGCATTATTCCCGCCATTTACCGCAGCGACAACAGGAAAGGACATTACTTTGTATCCTCCTGCCTGATTAGCTTTGTCTTGGCAATTATCGTGTCGGCATCTATATCCCTTACCCAGAGCTCATCAGCCTTTGTTATATAGTGGAGTTTGGGGTCTGTAGCGGGAAGAGAAAAGGTCAATCTCTTTGGCGCATTAATAGATTCCTCCAACTCCATATCAAAGGCATTTTTAAGTACCTGCACCAAATCACCGTCACTCTCCCTGACTTCTATCAAATAAGCGGGAATCATAGATACCTCGCCCGGTATAAGATATTGAGTGTTCCTGAGTTACTGAAGTTGGTTACTTTAATCGAGTTAGCCCCTGGTTGCAGATAAGGGAACTGGCCGCTGACCGTTGCCATTGAAGGGGTATCGTTCTTTGAAACCAGCCAGTTGGCTACATCTATTGTCAACTCATCGGTATCAGCCAAATCGCCCTCCCATGTGAGAGCGACTCCGGTAGTGAGATTATTTAATTCTATAGTCACGCCGTTCAGGGCTTCGCCGGCAGTCAGGGTATAAACGGGTTTTGCATTGGCCGTCCCGCTGGCTGTCTCTACTACCGTGTCAGGGTCGGCGTCAATATTATGGCTGTGGTCTGTTAAGGTTGTGCTAAAAGCTAATGGATCAAGAGCCATAAAGGTTAAATTACCACGCCATAACTCAGGAGATTGAAAATTGCCCTGAAGGGACTCAAATCTTGCATTCCAGTAACGGGTATTTAATATGTCAAGTATAAGCGCAGCATCTTCCCTGGTATTGAGTTTAGTTTTAATATTATCTAAAGCTGTAATCAGGAGAGCCAAAGTGGTAGCCGTAACAGTTACCCCCACAGTTATCAACTTGGGTTGCAGGGAACTGCGCCAAGCATAGGCTTTATTCTGAAGCCTTATAGACTGGGCATCTTGAGCCACGGGCAGGTCATAACTGGTTGTAATCAGGCCATAATCCTGCAAATCTGTTCCGCCGAAAGTTAATGAATTAGGCATAATTACCCCTCAAAAGCTGCAACCGGTGTAATTCTCTGGCGGTTTTCTTTATGTCTGCCTCTTCCCTGATATAGAAGTTGTTACCTGTGATTATGGTATCGCCCATTTTGCCTTGAGGTACGACCGCTTCCCTACCCGCTTCACCGGCTATAGCATAGGGTTTCATGGACTTCAAACCATAGAGTAGAGTCGGTTCAGTGATAAGCCCGCCCTCCCCAAATTTAGGGAGTGTGATTTCTGGTATATCAAAGCCGAATTTCTTACCACCGATACCCGGTATCCAATCTGGTATATCAATGTGGATTTTGTTTAACTGCTGGATAATCCAGTTGATAGCCATTTCCAGCCCGATAACATAAGCCCGGAACGGTGCCAGCATGATATCTGCTAGAGTGGAGAAAACTTTGGCTATTTTATCGTGTACTCCCTCAAAGAACCCGACTATATTGCCCCAGATTTCTTTTGCCTTTTCGCTTATCGTGTCCCAATTCTTCCAGACTAAAATTCCTATCGCAATTAAGGCAGCTATTCCGGCTATAATCAGCCCCACAGGACCGAGCATCATTGTAAAGGCAGCCCCCACCATGGGAGCCATTGAAATTATGGTGCCTAGCATCGGCAGTAGGAAACCTCCGACAAGCAACAAACCTCCAAGTCCGCCTACTATAGCAAGAATGGTAGCTGTAAGCGCCGGGTTCTTTTCTAACCAAGCACCGACTTTTTCAATGATAGGTGTTAGTAATTTCATAAAACTCTGCAGAGCTGGCATCAGGGCATTACCTATCGAGATAGCCATATCCTTGAGTTGCGATTTCATCTTCTCCATCTGACGACTTGTGCTCATTTCCATCTGGTCAAATGCGTCTGTAGCTGCACCGGCGGCCTCACCCATTGCTTCAATATCTGTGGCAAACATCTGGGCATTCTCGCCAGTTAAAGCTAGGACAGCGGCGCCGGCCTCCACAGAACCAAACATCTTCATCAGCATTTCGTTGTTGCCGCCCGAAGCATTCCTAAGAATATTCAAGGATTCGGCTAATCCTAATTCATCAAGCATTGCCTGGCCTGATTCATAACCCAAGTTACCTATAACTTTATTCATATCTACTGTGGGCTTCTGGAGGGCTACCATGGCCTGCCTGAGTTGGGTCACGGCAATAGCAGTAGGAACACCTTGTTTGGTCATTGTCGCTAATGCAGCAGATACCTCCTCAAAACTCACACCCGAAGCAGCGGCAATCGGAGCCACTTGGAACATTGAAGCTGAAAGTTCCTCGAATGTAGTCTTACCTCCCTTGACGGTAGTAAACATAACATCGGCAACATGCTGGGCTTCACTGACCGGAATCTTGAAGGCATTAAGAACTGTGGTTAAACCATCTACTGCTGTTTCCGTATCGGTAACACCCCCGATAGCAGCCTTAGTTGCAATCTCAAGAAATGTAATGACGTTTTCCTTCGGCACCCCGGCAGATATAGCTTGGTAAAGAGCCTTGGCAGAATCAACGGCATCTACTCCCAAAGACCGTGCCATCTCCTTGACTTCTTTAGTGAATGCGCCGAACTCTTCCTCGTTAAGGAGCATCATGGTGTTGACTTCCCGCATAGCCGAATCAAAGTCAGAAGCCATCTTTAACGAAGTAACTGCGACCGCAGCCACAGCGGCTACCATGATGCCACCGGCTATCTTCATGCTCTTGCCCCACTTGTCGGCAGCACTATTTATCTTGCCAGTTGCGGCGTTAAGACCTTTATCTAGTCCTTTGTTGTCCACACCCAGCTCTAAAACAGCGTCTCCCGCAGAAATAGCCACAGATTAGCCTCCTGGTTTACTCTTCACCACTTTAATTTTATCCCCAAGATTACGGAATAGTTGGGTATCACTCACCTTGTTGGTTGGCTTGCCCCGTATGGCATCCGCCTCTCTTTGTTTGCGTTCTGCCAACTTTTTGGTCATAAGGGCTAACTCTTCGCTTGTCCAGTTGTCAATCACCCACTCAGGCGTGAGGTGCCATTCGGCTAAGATAAACTCAAATGCTTCTCCTATGGAGACATCTCCATCATCGCCTCGGTGAGTGCCCTCGGTAAAGGGAATGCTAACTTAATCACCTGCTTAAAGCCTTCGGCCACTTCTACGGCGGTAGCTTTATCTTCAAAATCCTCTTGTTTGAGTTCGCAAGCATAGTCAAAGAATAACTCAATCACTTTATCCGGATTGGTGGCTAGAAGGGCATCAATGGCACCGCCGAATTTCTCGGGTTCATCAGTCGTAACTTTGACGTGCTTCGGTAGTGTCGCCATAAGTGCCGAGAGTTTTGTGCGCCATTCCCTATCTTTACGGAGGGTGAGTGGCTTTATAGTATATTTCTCACCCCCCAAAATAACCTCCACGCCATCCTGAAACAGTTTTTGCTCCTCTGTCCGTTTAGGTTTTTCGGTCATCTTTTACTCCTTTTATTCGTTATTAGTTACTGTCTCCCCTGCGAAACTAGCCAGAACACCGCCGGCGGCAGACATTACCGATCCCAAAGCATAGGATACGGTAAGGGCTTCCCCATGCAAGATAGGGTCAAGCGGGTCTACCTCCAGCGTGACAACGGCCCCTGCTACGGCACAGGATAAAAAGGCTTCCGGGGCTGCATCCCTTGTCCACCAGAATTCAAGGTGCTTTCCTGCCGGGTCTGCTATATTGACGCTAAACGTGATTTCAATTTCTGTCCCGCTATCATCCGTTTCCGCACTAACAAAGGTCGGGGCAACAGCAGCAGCATCGAAGACTGAACCGAACTCACCCGAATCATCTACCAAAGCCGAGAATGTCATGGGGACAACGGAAAGCTCCCCCTTCTTATATGGGGTAGTCACCTCTCCTGTAGGGTTTACGCTTGATAGGATAATAACCCTGGGATAACCGGCTGGGTTAGTGCCGTTTAGTGTGATTCGGTGTTCCTGTAAATCGCCACTCCCTATCGTTATTATGGGATCAGCAAAGCTACAACCCGGTATAGCAGCGGCAAGATTGGCCAGGGCACCCTCGGCTACGTTTAACGTGACTTTGACCTCCTGGTCGGTAAGCCGCCGGATTAGTGTGCCCTCTTTTTCCTCTACCTTTATGTCAGCAAAGTTGGACCCCACAGACATAGTAACGCCATCCACCGTATATCCGATTACAATGGCATCCACACCCACGCCGAGTGTTATCTCAGCAGTGCCAACTAATACATTGGCTGTATCTACCATCTCGCGCCTCCTTTAGGCATCAGTTATCGTGCCAAATATGCCAGTATCCGCCACCAGTGCAGAGAAGGTTACGGGGACAACCGAAACCTCGCCTTTCTTAAAGGGGATGCCAACTTCACCCGTGGGATTAACCGCGGGGAAGTTGATAGTGCGGGCGGCACCGGCCGGGTCCAGACCTGCTACATCAAGCTCGAATTCCTGGAGGAGCGGGTCAGTTGAGAAGCCACCGCCTATTGTAACCACCGCGCCAGAAATTGAACTGCCGGGAATGGCTGCCACCAGATTATCAAGCGTTGCTTCTGCAAAAGTAAGTGTGACCTTAACTTCCTGATCAGTCAATCTCCTGATAATCGTACCGACATTTTCCTCAACCTTGATATCGGCGAAGCTAGAACCGATAGTTAGCGTGACACCATCAATCGTATAGAAACCCGTAATTGTAGTCGTTCCCCCCTCCTGAAGACCTCCTGAGTGTGTGGCAGCACAAGTGATTGTGACTGTGGCAACTCCCACTAAAACATTAGCTGTAGTTCCCATTGCAAACCTCCTATCTGATTTTTATTCCGGCCGAGATTACTTGCTCAGTTATTTACCTCACTTTAATCTCAAAGAAAGTCAGCACCCGGAAGTAGCCAGGGATTTCATCGACCAAATCCTGTCCCTGTACCTCTTCCCGGGCTGACAGTATGTAGTAATCGGTCATTCCGATTGTCACTTTCACATTCTGGATGCCTTGAAGCGCATCATAGAGAGCCGTATACACTTCCCGAGCCTCTATCGGGTTATCTGCCCAACAGTCAAATTGAACACTGGGAGTAGGTATGTCCGGTATGTAAGGTGTTGAATCTCCGCCTCTAGTAAAGAAGCCCAAAGCCGGTAACACTGCATTTTCAGGCAACCGAGGACAGTATATCCGTGGGGCATCAGGAGCAAATAGAGCTATAATTCCAGCATCGGCGGCCAGATAGGTTCTTATCACTTTATTGGTATCAAATAAGCTCATCTTAAATTCGCCTTTATATTCCCGGGGAGTTCTTTCATGTGGCGGTCTAGGGCTGGCTTGAAGTACGGCCGAGCTGGCATCTTCACTGTCCCAGTTTCCAGGAAACCGCCGTATCCCGAAGTGCTGTAAACCGAACCCTCTAATTTATTTGCTTTGTATTCAATCATTCGAGCATTGTTGCCCGTCAACCAGGGGCTATGTTTAATAACATCGTTGGCAATATCTACTATTACATCCCTCAGCCCCTTCTCGGCGGCCCCGTTCACCTTATTACTGACCGATTTGAACTTTAGGTTTTGAATTACTTTTAGATTTATCTTCATGTCACTTTTTGAAGGGATAGTTCCTTGTGGTGCTCCCCTATCCCGTTTGACCTTATCTGTACCAGAATTATTTCGAAGGTTGAGCTATCTACAACTCCCCCGGTAGAGGCCAGTAAAATATTGCTAACCCTATCCTGTTCATCCACGTTCACCAGATTATCGACAAACAGTTTCCAGTCGGAGATTATGACTTCAGCCCCAACCTTGACCTCCCTCCCTGTTGTACTGACCAATCGGCAGGGCTGGCTTGTGTAGACTATCGGCCATGTCTTTGCCGGTGTGCCATAATCATCAGCCGCACCCTGAGTTAATAGGCCGATATCGCAGGTGTGAATTAGGAGAGAAGTAAAGCTCATTCCTCAACTCCCGATAAATCAAACTCAGCCCAGGTTAGATAGGGTGTTGACTCATCTGTTTCTCGGAGCCGTTCGGCCAGGGCAAGCATCTTATCTACTATCTTCTGGGTATAGGTATAGTCCCCAATCTTTTCGCTGTCTGGAGCAGCTGTGTACTTTGCCGCCCACGCCTCTAAAGCATCAGCAGCGGCCAGGTTGATGTTATTGGAATAGAGGGATAGATAATATTCCAACTCCTCATCAGTGAACACGGCATCCGAAGCCGGCGAGACATCTGTGTCGCCTATCTTCAGGCGGACTTTGCCGACATTGGTTGTTATAAGATATGTAGCTGTCATGAGCAACTCCTTCTCTTGCGTGATAATGGTAACCTTGATGGGACTATCCGTGACGAATCCAGCCTTGATATAGGAACTCTTAACGGTTGGTTATCAGTCCAGCAGGCGGTCGGTGCAAAGGTGGTTAAAATAAGTGCGAGTGTATTAGGTGTGACTACTGTACCCACGCTTGAAATAGTAACCGTCGGCACATAAGTTGTCAGAATTAGCGCAAGCGTGGATGGTGTTACTAATCTTGGCGCGAGGATGGTCGACACATAAGGTGTTAAAGATAAAGCCAGTGTACTCGGCGTTACTAGGACTGGGGTAAGAATAGTCGGCGCATAGGTAGTGATGGTTAAGGCTTTGGTTGTCGGGGTTGCTAGTCTTGGGGTAGAGACAGTCGGCGCGTATTCTGTTAAAGTTAAGGCCTTAGTTGTAGGGATAACGCCCAACTTTATAACAGGTGCGTACTCAGTATCGCTTAAAGCTAGTGTGCCGAGTGTGATTTTCAGCCCTATTACAGGGGCGTATTCTGTAAGTGTCAGGGTTGCCGTACTTGGCGTAACTACCTGATTCCCTGATATGGTAACGGTGGGGGCATAGGTAGTTAAACTCAAGGCCAGTAACGGCGGTATAATGCCTAATTTGAGGACGGGGGCATATTCCGTGTCAGATAGTGCTAAAGTAGGTGGTATTACTTTTAGCTTTATAACTGGTGCGTATTCTGTCAAGGTTAGGGCGATAACGCCTGGGGTGACCTCTACCCCACCCCCACTCTCTGTTCCTGTGCCGTAGAGGGAAAGTTCATAATTATCAGACCAACCAAATGCTTGGGAATCACTAGCATCTATATAATCCCCCGTATAATACCAGTTGCCCGAACCCCCT